GTGGCGTAGATGTCATCCCAACGAATAGAAGAGACACCCAAATCCTTGGAGTTATCAGCGAAACTACCAGTAGCAGTTGAAGGGTAAATGCCATTAGCATAGAAGCCAATTCCGCATTCCTGAGGTGATGCACCAGCGATGTAAAGGTATCTAACAGAATTCGTAAAGTAACTCCCAATACTCCCCACAGTGCTGTTGTCTTTGCGGAATATTGCAATGTCGCCATCTGATGTTAGGCGGTTCAAAAGAAGGGCTGCATTTTCATCAGCAGTATGGGTGCTAAATCCAGAAGCTCTAAAAGATGAACCTACTGTTGTTGTGTAATCACCTGTGGCAGTTTGGTTCACCAGCAAGTTACCGCTGCTGTCGATGCGCATGCGTTCTGTGCCAGTATAATTGGTAAATATTGTGCTACCATAACCATGAACCTCTAGGCCGTTGGCACCAGAATTGTATTTTATGTAATGGGAACTGCTATCTGTTGTCGAACCAAAATGAACTTTTGCACCCCCAGTTACTCCAACATTACCGCTGCTGTCGATGCGCATGCGTTCTGAGGCGTTGGTTTGAAATAGCATGTAATCCGCAGAATGGACATACCCTATTTGACCTACATCCGCATCATCAATGTCGCCAAAGTTTATGTAATCATTATTTCCCGCGTTGGTTAGAAACTGAAGAGTAGGATTTCCAAATTGTGAATTTGAAGCGGCATCTAGTCTAAGCGTTGCATTAGCCGCATTAATATCTAGGTCTTCAGCTGGCGAACTCGTCCCAATGCCAACCCGACCGCTGCTGTCGATGCGCATGCGTTCTGTGCCGCTTATTTTGAACAGCATAGGGAGGTTTGACTCACTGTCCAGTATTAGGTTTGTTCCCCAATTCTTATAAGCGTCAGCATATACAGAAGAAGATGCAGCAGCAATGTTACCAGAAACATGTAGTTGCACGTTTGAATTGATGCTTGTTACCCCAATGCCAACTTTACCGCTGCCGTCGATGCGCATGCGTTCTCCAGCATTAGCATAAAAACGCATAGAGTTATCTGCGTTAGAATACCAAATTGCCCCGTTATCTAAATCGTCTACATCGCCAAGTCCTAAGGCAGTAATCGAACCAGCCGCTGAAGTGAAGTTCACTACACAATTTGATGAATTGTCCAATACTTGAAGTTCACCATTCGGTGTGGTTGTCCCAATGCCCAAACTCTCAGCACTCGCATCCCAGAAGAACTTTGGCGTGGTGCCTGTGTCCTCGTAGAAGCTGATGTCGCCGTTGTAAGAGATGAGCATCTTATTTGTAGACCCATCATAACCCCTAAATAAGAAGGAACCATCTGTAGTTGCGCCAGACTGACCATCAAAATACAGCGTACCACTAAGCTGGCGTATAAAAGATTGCTGATTTGTAGTCCCAGTATCTGCAATAGTTATAACAGGGTTATTCTTTTGTAATGTAATATCACCATCCACAGTCAGCCCATCGCTGGTCAAAGTACCCGTGATGTTCAGATCGCCTGTTAGAGTGCCGCCAGAAAACGGCAGATATGTCGTGGATACAGCGTCTAGTGTAGCACCATCAGCGGCAACGTCACGCCCATCTACAGTGCCAGTGACGGTGATAGAACCAAAGGTTGGGCTATCGTTAGGTTGAACTGACGTATCAGCCAGGGTGCCCTGGGCAGCTGTAGCATAATCTGTGGAAGCTGTAGTTGCCGCAGTTCCTAGACCTAGGTTTGTTCTTGCAGTTGTTACGTTAGCAACGTCAGACAAGTTGTTAGCCGCAATAAGTGCACCAGACAGTGATGCATAAGCTGCCACCCAGATAGACCCATCGTACACCTTCATGGTGTCTGTGGTCGTATCGAAGTACAGAGCACCAGCAACTAAAGCATCACCGTCGTTATCAACAGTAGGATCTGATGCCTTCTGACCTAAGTATCTATCGTCGAAGTTGTCTAGAGCCTCCAGAGCAGCGTCCTTAGCAGCCGTAGCAGTAGATGCACTGGTAGCAGCCGAGGTTGCACTTGAAGCAGCCTGAGTGGCACTAGAAGCAGCGTCTGCCGCACTTGAGATTGCTTGGGTAGAAGCGGTGTTAGCACCTAAGACATCACTGATGTTATCAGCTACGGTATTAATCTTTAGGACGTTGTTACTGACAGTCTCCACGTCACTGATGTTGTCAGCCACGGTTTGGACGTAAGACACATTAGATGAGACGGTAGCCACGTCAGTGTTTGTCGCAGCGGCCTGTGCTGTAGATGCACTTGTAGCAGCCTGGGATGCACTGGTTGCTGCATTAGCTTCACTTGTTGCTGCATTAGATGCTGACGTACTTGCACTAGTCGCTGAGGATGCTGCCGCAGTAGCGGATCCACTTGCATCTAGGGCACTGTCAGCTGAACTAGAGGCGCTTGAGGTTGCACTAGCTGCCGAGGTGGATGCTGAGGTTGCACTGGCAGCAGCATTGGATGCGCTTGTGGCAGCTTGAGTGGCACTGGTGCTCGATGAGGTGGCTGAGTTGGCACTGTCAGTTGCTGAGGACGCAGCTGCGGCTACAGACCCACTGATGCTCGATGCACTGTTAGAGGCATCTGTTGCACTGGCGGCTGCGTTAGTTGCGCTAGTGGCAGCATTTGCCTCACTGGTTGCGGCGTTTGTTGCTGCGGTCTCAGCTGCCGTCTTCGAGCTTGTGATGGAGTCAACGTCAGTTGGATTAGTACCAGTGCCGCTATAGAAACTTGAATTTGCCATATTCTAATGCCTTACTCTTCGAGAATGCTTGATGGACGAATACTTTGGAGAGACCCTGCTTGCTCTGCCTCATTAGCCATCTCTTGGATTTCAGTGATGAAGACACCAGCCTTCTGTTCGAACAGTGGCCCACGCTCGTCTAGGAAGTAATCAGCCGCATAAGACAGGGCAGTGTATGTTACTAGGTCCGAAGCAATGTTCGTCAGGGAGTTGCTTGAGGTGTCTGTGGTCAGATCAGTGAACTGACTGTAGTAATCTATCGATACCGTTAGGTTGGCAGGGTAAGGATACAAGAGTATCAACTCGCCCTGACGACAGAAGTGCTTGGGTGTCCCAGCCTCACCAATTGCCTGGAACTGCTTCATCTCCCGCAGTGACACGCGCGACAGGGCGTATTCACTGTTGTATATACTCATGATCTCAATGAGGTCGTTGGGTACAACGATGTTTGTGACCTGAGACGTGATCGCGTAGTTCTGCGTTTTCTCCATGCTCGGGATCCGCAGTGTACGCTGGATGCGTGTGATGGCCTGGTCAATAAAGGTGTCAGCCAGGGCGTCATCACAGTCCGTGCGATTAAGTAGGGCCTTAAAGTGCGCCCTGATTTGACCTTTGTTCATTTCTTATGACCTTCTCATGATCGCCATATTGTCGATTAAGTTGGGATACGGACGACCAGCCTTCTTAGCCTTTGCTCTGGCTTTGGCTTTCTGAGCGTCTGTCATCTTCTTGCGTTTTGCTTTGGGCTTAGGGTTAGCTTGGTTCCAAGGTGTCTTAGACATGTTACTTGGATCCCTTTTTGCACTCACCAGCTAAACGGCATGTGCCTGGTGTCTTGCACCCTGGGCAGGGACTAAATTTACCTTTGTCGCTGTACATAAGTCAGATCCTTTTCTCAGTTGCCATGAAGCCATCCAGGTTCTGATCTCTGAGACGTTTGACAATCTCAGGGCCTGTAGCTTCCCATATGTTGAAACCCTCGCGGAGCCATTGCTCGACGACGACGGTTGGTATTGAGGCCACGCGCATGAACTCACCCTCGCGCTGGTCTTTAGATGCATTCCGACTGTCTTTAAGATCGTCTAGGAATGACTGTGATATCTCTTGTGTGTGCTTACGGACGACGTCATCGCCTTGCTGTATGAAGTCCGTATTGACGCCTAATAGATCGACGCCTGTTTTCTTAGTGCTCATGGGTTCCCCTTAGAAAAACAAAAAGAGGGACACCCAAGTCGTCCAGGGTAAGGAGAGCGGAAACCCCAGGACGACGAGGATGCCCCTCATCTGTGTCCTAGGCCCCGTGGGTGGGACCTAGGTATGTCGTGTGTGTGTGTGTTAGATCTTATGAAAGACCTGTGATCATACCACCGTCAGCATAGTTCATATGCTTCAATGAGTATTCGCCGACGATAAAGTGTTTGTCGGAGTCACCGTTTTTCGCCAACAGTGTGCGTGAGAACGGACGTAGTACGCATGAACGCCACATTGACGGATCAATTAGGAATGCATGTGTAGTCAACTGGTGGCGGTTTAGAACCACTTTGTATTCGCCGTATGGAGACACGTACAGGTCAATCACGTTGACCAAGTTGCGTCCTTGGGCGATCTCACGGTTACGTCCAGATGCCGCTGCAAAGTTTGCAACGATCTGAGCGTCAGCTGGTTTGATCATTAGAACTGTTGGGTCAGAACCGTTGTTGAAGCAGTCTTCACCAAGCTCTAGGACTTTCGCCTCTGTTAGAGCGTCAGTTGCGTTGGCACCAGCGTCGACAGATGTTGTGATCTGCTGTGTCGCTGAGTCCATCTCACGTGCTACTGAGCTTGAGCCAGAAGCCGCTGCGTTGTCGACACCGACATAAGCACGCTCTAGGTCGCGCTTGATCTCTTTAAGTGCCTTACCAAGTTGGTACGCAGTTTCCTTCGCACGACCATATGTTGCAATCGCATCAGCAGTTGCAGACACCTGGAATGCCTTATGTAGGATCTGTGTGTTGTTTGTACGCTCTACAGCATCTGTTAGAGTTGCCATAGTTGCGTCGGCCCCTTCCACCTGTGCGTTATCCGCGGCAGCTGCAAGTGAGTCTTCAAGCCAACTAAATGTACGAGCAGAGACTTTCTCTGAACGCATCATTGTGAACATGGGCGTATCTGTTGGTGTAATATCGGAAATGCTTGTTGTTCGCCTGGTGTCGTTAATACCAGACCGTCTTTCGACAGCTATATGTTATGCCATATAGATCAGACCATATCATCACCCTTTACAGGGGCCGTGCGCTTCGGACCACTTGGCCCTACTCCATTTCTGGATGGTCGTTGCACCTTCCTTGAAACTTCAAGGCTTGGCTCAGGATTGTCCCGTAGGATGTTCCCTGAGTTCACACGGTTTATTTTGACAGCTTACGCTGAAAGGACACCATTTCTACTTAATGTCCGATACATCTTCTTTCTTACCGACCTGGTCGTAAGTTGTATATGTAGCCATTTTGGTTACATCCTTCTGATTTTAAGAGTTGAGTGCTATCGCTCCCAACGTGACATCAGAGCATCAGCGATATCCTCTAGGTCACCAGAACGGCTCGTGTTTGACCTTAGACGGTCTTGTGCACTCTTCTGACGCTGGACCTTTAGGTCGGCATCTGAGCGAGGTGCTTTCTTCGTCTTCAGTACTTTACGGGTGCCTTCTTTTGTCTTGATCACTTTGGCCTTCGCTTTCTTTGTTTCCGCTGTGGCTTTTGTCTGATCATAAAGACGTGCCTTGTTGAGGATCATGATGACCGCAGGGTCAACATATTGATCGACTTGTTCCTGGGGTAAGCCCTGGCTGACTGCGTATGAACGGATGTTGTTGTATAGTTCATCACCCCAGTCGGGCAGTTGCTCACTTAGGACCTTAACGCAATTCTGGGCAGCTTCTTGCACTTGCTTTTGTTGTTGTGCTTGAGCGTCCCTGTAGAATGCGTCAGCTTCCTCTCGTAGGAACTTGAGATCTTTCTCGGCTTCCTGGGCTTCACGACGTAATGCAGCGAAATCCTCAGTGGACATCTGTCGACTTGCGACCAGCATGTCTACCTCGGCATATGGCTTCATACGCGCTTCAGCACGTTCCAGGAGCTTTCGATAGCTGATGTCTGCCTTTGCCAAAGCCTCTTCGGCTTCTTTACGTTTGGCAGCTGTTTCTTGAGACTTACGTGTTAATGACGCCTCTTGACCGTATAGTCGCTTTAGATCCTTTAAGGATGCCTGTTTGGCTTCACCGTCGACTTGTATTTCAACCAGAGTATCGTCAGACAACTCAACTTCCGTTTCATCATCTTCTTGATCTGTCTCTGGTTCATCCTCGTCTTCAGTGTCATCCGTGTCAGGGTCCTCTTCTGTATCTTCTACTTCTTCAAGGTCTTCATCGTCATCTAAGGTATCTGACGTCTCTTCGTCTGTCTCGCCGACAAGTGAGTCGTCAGTCGCCTCTAGCTTCTCGTCCTCTTCAGATAGGTTCTCACCGTCTGACCAACGATCTAGAATGGCTTCGGAGGCATCAAACATGTCGTCTAATGCCCGTGGTTGAGTAGCGTTGTCTTGGACGTTATCCATGGTCCTTATGCTTCCTCTTCGCTATTGTCGCGCTTTGCCAGCACCTCGTCGCGGATGGCGACTTGTTGCTTCAATGTGTTCACCACGTCGACTAGGGCGCGATAGTGGTAATAAGTGATCGAGCGTTCTTTGTTCTCTTCTGGTTTCGAGTTCACAAAGTTCTGGAACGTCTGTTCCACTAGCTTGTTGACCACGTTGTTAAA